GATCTCTGTGTAAACGTAAAGGTCTTCGTTCTTTTCGTCGTAAAAGAATTGACCCTTAAAATCACCCGCCGGAAATGTAACGACGTTATCTGTTGCACCTGCACCGCCAAATTTTGTAACCGATTCATTTGCTAGCTTTGTTGCAGTAATTGCATCGTTTGCAATTAAGGCGCTGGGAAACGTACCAGTGGTAATTTTGCTTGCTGAAAGGTCGGGAATATCTGCCGCGCTAAGTGTGTCGCCAACACTTACATGACCCTGTGCATCAACCGTGACTTTGGTATAAGTGCCGGTGCTAACCGTGTTGGTGTGATTAAGATTGCCACTGACATCAACACTCAGGCCCGTGCCAGGAATAACGCCACCTACAGCTACTGATGTCGCAATCGGCAAATCTGCGCTGCTGATGGCGCGTCCACCAGTGACCAAACCCTTTGCGTCATAAGTGACAACGTAATGCGTTGCACTAGCAACCACATCGTTATCAATTTCAATGGTGTTGGAATTTAATCGCAGGCCCTCGCCATTGACGATCACACCACCTTTGGTGGTTGTAGTTGCAACAGGAATATCAGATCCAGTGATTGTCCGATACGCAACAGCACCGCCAGCACCGGTCGGGCCAGCAAGAAACTGATTGGCATTGGTTGTATCATCAAGTGTTGCCGAAATCGTTACGGTGCTACCTACCGTAGTAGCAACAATGTTGACACTTCCAGTTGTGCTGCCATTAACGGTATTGATTGATCCCGCAGCTTTAAGACTCAACCACTGCGAACCATCCCAGCAGTAAAGAGTGTCGTCATCAGTATCAAGCGCAAGTTGACCGACAAAACCGCCGCTAGCAGGCAGTACTGTTACTAGGTCAACAGTTGATTCATCTGCAATTTTTGCCGCAGTGACAGCATCGTTAATAATCTTGTCGGTTGTTACAGCATCGGTTGCAAGCTGAGTCGCGCCAACATCACCGGCAACCAACTTTGATCCGGGAATACTACCAGCCAGTTTTGCTGCGGTAACAGCATTGTCCTGAATCTTGGCCTCGACAACGGCATCAGTGCCAAGTTGTGTTGCGCCAATATCGCCAGCGACAATTTTTGACCCTGCAATACTGCCCGCCAACTTGTCGTTGGTTACAGCCGCATTGGCAATTTTGTCCGTTGTTACAGAATCAGTAGCTAATGCGCCAGCGGTAATCGAACCACCAGTGAACGAAATCTTAGAATCTGAAATGCCTGACGCAATCTTGTCATTTGTAACGGCACCGTTCTGAATTTTGGCAGTAGTAACGGAATCCGTGGCAAGTGCTGTGGCATCTACGTCGCCCGCACCAAACAGAATTTTTGCACCGGGAATTGAATCGTCACTAACCAGTGTCAGACCATTAGCGATCAGGTCTGCGATCGTGATTTTCTTGGTTTCACTGGCGCTGTTATCTACGACAGCAGCAAGGTCCGTACCCGCAAGATCGGCACCGGCTAGCGCAGAAAGTTCGCTGATCTTTAGGTCGGCCATGCCTTTACCTGAAAAGGTTGCGGTACGTCAATACTGCCATTCTAAGAGCCCTAAGTCGCCTCAAGCAACAAACTGGACGTAGCGTCTTGATCCAGAAGGATCTCATCACCGCTTTCCTGTAGCATCTTATCGCCTGGTGCAACCTGCGCTTTCAAGCGAATCGGACCAGTTGCAACAAATTCTATTCTGCCGGTGATCAAATCACTGGACGAAAAACTCACTGCACTTCCAGTAACAATTGCATCAAATTCCCACCACAGGGAATCGTTGACTTGAGCCTGATTGTATGAACCTGCTGCGGGTGTTGCATTTTCAGTTTTGACATAAAATTTACCCCGAAATGACGAGCCGATCTCAGTCCGCAAAATCAACTGCATTAAATAGTGCACGGGCTCCCTAGTGCCTTCATTTACATAATCCCAATGTGCTACAAGATTACCGCTACCGCTAATTAAACTACTGTACTGCTGGCGGTGCTCATCGCTGAGCGTAGTAATATCAACAACTTCACGATTTGTGTTCAATTCATACTCGGATACTGCAGCAAGTACCCTATAGTCTGCATCACGGATTCGAGCGCGTATCGGAATATCTCGCGCAATAGTGTTTAATGAAACAAGTCCTGATGTACCGCCATCTAAGCTATCCGCAAAATTGTCATAAAGCTTGATGCCGCCTAGTTGATCGACAAAGATATACCAGTTCCCGCTGGTTTGAACAGCGCCGACGCCCCAACCCGACGCATCAACAAAATCAAGGTCAGTGCCGTCTGTGGTAGACAGCTCTACAAAGTCTCCTGTAATCAGAAAACCTTCATCAAAATCAAAACTAAAACGGTTGGCACTTGAATTGACATCACTTGGATTGACGACTGATTCCTTGTCGCCTTCTAAAGATTTGCGGACCAGTTCAACTTGGCCTGCATTGCCAAGATAAACACCCATCAGATCGTCACCCCAGTCAATGCACCGGTAGCCCTAAAGCTGATTTGCGCTGAGCTGACCTCGCCAACGCTTGCGCTGTAGGTGACATCGGTAATATAAGCAGTCAAGCTGATGTCGTGGTTTGTGTTACCCTCCACAAGCCTTAGCTGCAGGCTAACCGTGTCAGTATCGGCAACACTGCCTGTTTTCAGAATGTTCTTCAAAGCTGTTGCCGCATCGTTACGGCCACTGCCATTGTTGTAATACAGCAGAGATGCACTACCGCTAAACTCCTGCACACCTGGAACGTAGCTGCGCTGATACTCGCCAAGCGTTGTCGTTTCCAGCACCTCAAGCGCACCAGTCAATGACCAATTAGTCACCTTGAGCTGTTCGGTGCCGCCGATAAGCAGCCTGCCATCTCTGCCGGTGTAGACCTTAGCCATCAGAGGACTCCTATCAGATTCACTGTAACACTGCTAATCCCTGGACGCACCTGTTGCACTTGTGGCGGCCCTTCGTACCGGTACGCATTTCCGCTTAAATTTGCGCCGATTGCATCTTTATTGCCGCCCCAGCCGCCTTTTGGACCTGTGTTGCCTTCGGGTAGTTCAAACGTAGAGAAGGTTCCCTTAGTCTCTTCGTAATGATCTAAAAACAATTCCGCGTTGGCATCAGTGATGTTGACGTAGTTCAGCGACAGCTTCATGTTTGTGCGATTGCTGCCATAAAGAATCCGCACCTCGCTGCCGTTCTGTGCTTTGAACGTTTTGATGGGGTAATCGCCCGGATCAAAACTGCGGCTGCTAGGAACCAAATCTGGAAAAGCCATTACTCAAATGGGAACCGTGTAAAAGACCCATCCTCTGTGATGAGTCTAGCTAACCTGCTGCTTTGATCGGAATAGCACGGATATTCTGAAGCGACAATTTTCACCGTTGTATCCTCTTCAAACGTGATCTGCTCAACCAAGTAGATGTTTTGTGAATTTGTCGTTTGCTGGACTGTAAAAACAGAATCAAAATAATTGGAATCTGCAACCCTGCCTTCGCTAACTTGCATCTGGCCCGATTGCACATCAATTGATCCTGCCTTGTAGTAAAGGACGCTATACGTTCCATCGGCCAACTCAGTTGCGCTTGTCACAACGCCGGTATCGCTAACGGTGCCATTATTGGCGGCGCTGTAAGGGCTTGCTTCAGTTACAACTCGGACCAGATCACCCGGTGCCAAATCTAAACCGCTAGCGGTAGTGGAAAAACGGATGGTATGCGTGACAAGCTCGCGCAAAGCCAAGAAATACTTGGCCACCAAAAACGCATGGCTTTCGCTTGTGCAGAACTGCGTCAAATCAAATGATTCAACGGGGTTTTGGTTGTTGCCGTCTGAAGCAAAACCAACATTGATGGTGCGCTCCTCTGGCAATTTATTGCGGCGTTCTTGGCGGAAACGGATTGAAGCTGTAAACCGACGGCGCTCTTCAGCACTCAAATACTCAACTTCAAACGAATTTTCAAGGATGTTGCCGCTAGTGAAAATTTGCTTGATTTCAACGGGCGAAAGGCTAATGCTGCCGTCCACGTTGGTCGGTACAGCAGGTTTAAGCGAAAACTTGCCGTTGCTCAGGACAAAATTACACAAGAAATTTGGTGCATTTGATGCGATAAATTCACGCAAATTGACTTTATCCGTAATCGCACCATTGCAAAACAGCTTGTTTGCTCTAAGGAATTTAGATGTTATTTCAAAATCATCCGTGTTGATTAAAACAGGATTGGCCGCTGACATATTGAGCAACGCCCCAGCGCCTGCGGTGTAGTTGGTCAGCAAGTAAAAAACAAGATCGGTAAAAAGGTTGCTGGGGCCAGCATTTGTACTGTTTAGTGGATCGTTGTATGAAGAGGCGTCAGGATGCAATCGCTGAACTGGGATGCCAGACTCCAACCAGACACGCATCTGATCCATCTGCGTAAAATTACGGCTGGCGCGTAATACCAAACCAGAAATGGTCATGCGCTCATAATTTGGTGCTGGATCGTTATCTATGATTTCATTGACATAGGAGATGGAATGCTCCGGCTCGCTTTCATTGGATTTTTGGACAAGATCACCATATAAACTCAAATCTACATACTGACTTTGCAGCTCAAATGCCCTATCAGCAGAAAAATCTTCGCTAGGCAGATCTTCAATAGATACAGATTCAACCGCATATTGGGTGCCGATTTGAACGCCCTGCACTGCATAACTTTGTGCAAATGGGTTGCCCGGTGTAACAGTAACTAGACTATTAAATTTTTCACCAATTACCCATGTTTTGTCTGTGTAGGCAATATCTTCAATAATAGTTATTTCAGGCGGTGTCCAAAAACGTGTTTGACCGGACCAGTGGCCAGATGATTCATATGTGCGGGATCTTAACTCTATCCTGATCCTGTCGCCGCCTGTTAAAGATATAAGGTCAAGTGTTCTAAACGCTGTTCGCCCTAAAGCACCAGATGCAGCAGATCCAAAAATTTCGTAATAATAACCTTGTGATCGCCCTTGGACAAGCGTTGATGAAGACGTTGAAACTGCTTTTAGTTGCCAGCCGGAATATTCAAGATTTCCAAATTCTCCCCTGTTCGTGACAAAAGGATTACTAGTTGAATAGTTGGATGTGCCGTTAGGCAAAATTGAAGTATTGCCAAGACCTCTTCTAATTTCAAATGTTGAAAGAGTTGTCCAATTAGGTGAACTGCCAACAACTCGTATGCCTTGCGGAGCATAGCCAAGCTCTCCGTCAAGAATAATCCAAGTTGTCTGTTGGCCATTATTGACGCGAGCGTAGTGCGTTTCAGGCAATTCCTGTCTAACTACATCAAACTCAAATTCAACCCAACGATCGTTTAGCACATATTCTTTTGTTCTTAGTGGTCTAGCCGTGCCAAGCGGCCAATCGTTTCTTAGATCTGGATTGCCAAAAGCTTCATACGCAAACGCAGCCATACGTCCGCGTGTGGCACTCAAGGGTTCGCTGACAAACCTAAGCACTTCAACAGATGCAAGCGTTGAAACAACTTCATCCTCTTCATTAGGTAAAAACGTATTGACACTGATTGATCTCGGGAATCCTGGAGCGGTTGCACCCTCTGTGATTCGACGAACATTATTGAAAAATTCTTTGTTTTTATCGATAATTGTTTTTGAAACCAAATCACCCGTCGTGTAAACCTTAAACGTGCCATACGAGGCAACGCTTACCTGTTTGGTTATTGGCGATGCTTCGCTTGATGTGGCCGCATTAAGCAAAACAAATTCTGTAGCATCTGGCAGACGTGCCAAATCCGAACCATTGCGCGGAACAAATTTGTATTCGTATTCAATTGGGGAGGTTTCGCGGGGATGGTGAATGCGTATAAAGTTATACTGTGCAATCGGCTTGTTCCCGACAACAACAAAATAAATCGGAATTAGCTGATACGGAAATTCGTTGTTACTTGTATCCAAGCCAGCACGACGCACATAAATTACAAAAGCAGATGAGCGTTTGATGTAAGACGTAATCGTGCCAGATACGATCGTTACGGATTTTTCGTCGGCATCAGCAAGCTGCCCAGGACTAGGCAGGCTCATAAAATTACAAATGCCGTTAAGCTTTTGAAAAACGGTGCTTTTT